CGTTCGGGCGTGGCAAAGCCTCGTGGCTCATCGAGCACCGGGTCCTGATGGGCGATACCGCACGTGCCGAGGTTTGGAACGAACTCGCTCGAATGCTGGATGAGACCTGGACCCACGCCTGCGGGGCGTCCGTGCCACTGGTTCGCTTTGCATTGGATACCGGCTTTGCCACACAGGAAGCCTATGCCTTCGTGCGCGCGGTGCGGGATTACCGGGTGATGGCGGTCAAGGGTGTGGCGCGTGGGGCCGCACTCGTCGGCACCCCGACGGCGGTGGATGCGACCACCGGCGGTAAGAAACTGCGCCGGGGAATCAAGGTGTTCTCGGTCGCGGGTGGCATTGCCAAACTGGAGTTCTACAACAACCTGCGCAAGTCAGCCGATGTGGGTGATGACGGCGTGACCACGGTCTATCCATCAGGCTTCGTGCATCTGCCCAAAGTCGACGCCGAGTTCATCCAGCAACTCTGCGCCGAGCAACTGGTCACGCGGCGTGACCGGAACGGATTCGCGCACCGTGATTGGCAAAAGATGCGCGAGCGTAACGAAGCGCTCGACTGCTACGTCTATGCCCGGGCCGCTGCGGCGGCCTCCGGACTTGATCGATTCGAAGATCGCCACTGGCGAGAACTGGAAAAACAACTCGGGATCACGAGTGTCGATCCCCATGAAGTCTCTGACGAACCGAATGCCGAGGCCACCCATCGCGGTGGCCTCGCTGTTTCTGGCGCCCGCAATCCGGGGCGTCGCTTGATCCGCAGCCGCTGGCTGACCTGAAACCACACCCAAAGGAATCCACTCCATGAGTCTGCAAACCCAAATCCACAGCCTGGTCATTCGTGTCGCCGACGAGTTCAAGTCGGTCTACTCCAAGATCGGCAATCTCTCGTCACTCTCGACCACCGACAAGTCCACGCTGGTCGCGGCGATCAATGAGCTCAAGACCGTCATCACGGCGTTCGCGGTGATTGATGACCTGACACCGGGCAGTACCACCACGACCTTCTCGGCATCCAAGATCGTCACGCTGCTCGATGATCTGCGCGGCCAGATTCTCGGTGGCGCCGACGCCGCCTACGACACCCTGCTGGAACTGCAACAGGCCTTGCAGAACGATCAAACCGGCATTGCCGCGCTCACGGCGGCCATCGACAAGCGCGTGCGCTTCGATGCAGCGCAGACGCTGACGGCCCCTGAGCAATTGCAGGCACGAACCAACATTGGCGCGGTGGCGAGTACCGATGTCGGGAATACCGCCACCGACTTTGTCGCCATCTTCGAAGCCGCCTTGATTGCCTGAGCATGAGCCTGGCGTCGCAGATCAGCGCACTCGCGAACCGGGTCGCCACGGAAATCAAGTCTCTGGTGCGCCCTGAGCATCCGGGCATCGCTCGCGCCTGGGTGACGTTCGGCTATAGCGGCGGGACGATCCAGGTCCGTGCGTCGCACAACGTGTCAGGGGTCACGCGTCTGGCCACCGGGCGATATCGCATCACGTTCGCCGTTCCATTTTCCGATGCCAACTACTGCTGGCTGGCCTTCGCCCGAAGTTCGGTCAATACGGGGACGGCCCGCTCAGCACTCGCGCGATCGACCTCGGATGCGAAGACGGCGGCTTATGTGGACGTGGCTTGTGCGACCGGAAGCACGTCGTTCGCCGACACCACCGAAATGAATCTTGTGGTGTATCGCTGATGGCACACAGTCAGGAACAGCTCACGGCGCTCGAAGCAGCGCTGGCCAAAGGTGAGAAGCGCGTCACCTTCGGCGACAAGACGGTCGAGTACCGCACGGTGGAAGAGCTGCAATCCGCCATCGATGCCGTGAAGCGCGATCTGCACGATCAGGCGGTGGCCAGCGGCCTGTGGCCCAAGGCACCCCGCCAGATCCGTGTTACCACCTCCAAGGGCTTCTGAGATGCACTGGCTGAAACGCCTATCGCGTAACTTCAGTCGCCGGATGTTCGGCAGCACGCCCCTGCACGAGGCGGCGGGTGGCGGCCGTCGCTCCTTTGCGTGGCTACCGGCCAACCCGGGAGCGGTCGCGGCACTCGCCGCCACACAAACGGAACTGCGCACCAAGAGCCGGGATCTGGTGCGTCGCAATGCCTGGGCCAATGCCGCGCTGGAATCCTATGTGGCCAACGCCATCGGTACCGGCATCAAGCCGCAGTCCCTGGTGGCGGATGCGGCCCTGCGGGAACGCATCCAGGCGCTGTGGCGCGACTGGACACTGGACGCCGACGCCGCCGGCCTGACCGATTTTTATGGCCTGCAGGCGATGGCTTGCCGGGCGATGCTGGAAGGCGGCGAAGCCCTGGTGCGGATTCGCTACCGCCGCCCCGAGGATGGTCTGGCGGTGGCCCTGCAATTGCAGGTTTTGGAACCCGAACACCTGCCGGTCACGATGAACACCACGGCCGATAACGGCAATGCCATTCGCGCCGGGATCGAGTTCGATCGATTGGGACGCCGAGTGGCCTATCACCTGTACCGCTCCCACCCCGAGGATGGAGCACTGGCCCCCATGTCCGGCAGTGGCGGCATGGAGACCGTGCGCGTAAATGCGACCGAGATCCTGCATCTCTTTCGGCCGTTGCGTCCTGGCCAGATTCGCGGGGAACCGTGGCTCGCCCGAGCGCTGGTGAAGTTGAACGAGCTTGACCAATATGACGACGCCGAACTGGTGCGCAAAAAAACCGCTGCCATGTTCGCCGGCTTCATCACCCGTCTCGCTCCCGAGGACAACCTGCTGGGCGAAGGGGTGGCGGACCAGAACGGTGTCGCGCTCGCCGGACTCGAACCCGGCACGCTGCAGATTCTGGAACCGGGAGAGGACGTCAAGTTCAGCCAGCCGGCAGATGTCGGCGCGAGCTATGCCGAGTTCCTGCGCATGCAGTTTCGTGCGGTCGCGGCTGCCATGGGCGTCACCTACGAGCAACTGACCGGAGATCTCACCCAGGTCAACTACTCCTCCATCCGTGCCGGTCTTCTGGAATTCCGTCGCCGCTGCGAGGCCTTGCAGCATGGCGTGCTTGTCCATCAGTTGTGTCGGCCCATCTGGCGCGCGTTCATCGAACAAGCGGTGCTTGAGGGCGCGCTGGCGCTGCCCGGTTATGTGCGCGGTGGCGTGGTCAAACGCCGCGAGTATTTGGCCGTGAAGTGGATTCCCCAGGGCTGGCAGTGGGTGGATCCCAAGAAAGAGTTTGACGCCATGCTCACCGCCATCCGGTCGGGTCTGCTCTCCCGTTCGGAGGCCATCTCGTCCTTTGGCTACGACGCCGAAGATGTCGATCGCGAGATTGCGGCGGATAACGCCCGGGCCGATGCCCTGGGACTGGTGTTCGAAAGTGATCCCCGGCACGACCAGCCGACTGCAACCGCGCCCGTTTTACCGACCGCAGTTTCCACCGATTCTTCGGAGACCCCCTGATATGCACTTGCCTCATCTTGCGTCCCGTCTCTACGGGACGCCGCTGCTGCTTGCCCGCTCGAAGCTGGACATCATTCTCTCGGTGTTGGGCGAGCGCATTGGCTGGCCCGACGCCACGGCGGCCGTAGCCATGCCGGTCGCTCGAACGCGCATTGATGCTCGACTAGGCGCAAATGCGGGCATTGCCGTGATTCCGGTGGTGGGCTCGTTGGTCCGTCGCACCATGGGTCTGGATCCCGCCTCGGGCTTTACGTCCTACACAGACATCGCCGACCTGGTCGATGCCGCGCTGACCGACCCGGGTGTCGAGGGCATCTTGCTCGACATCGATTCCCCGGGCGGCGAGGCCGGCGGGGTATTTGAACTGGGCGAGCGGATTCGGGCGGCAGACGCCCTGAAACCCATCTGGGCACTGGCGTCGGATTCCGCCTTCTCGGCGGCGTATGCCATCGGCAGCGCTGCGTCGCGCCTGACCGTCACTCGCACCGGTGGGGTCGGCTCCATTGGCGTGATTGCCATGCATGTCGACCAGACCGCCCGGGATACCCAGCAGGGCTACCGCTACACCGCCATCACAGCAGGGGATCAGAAAAGCGATTTCTCGCCACACGAGCCCCTCGATCCCCACGCGCATGCCCGCCTGCAAACCGAGGTCGATCGCCTCTACGGAATATTCCTCGTGCATGTCGCGGCAATGCGCGCGCTTGATGTCGATGCCGTGCGAGCGACCCAGGCCGGCATCTATTTCGGCCAAGACGCCGTGACCGTGGGGCTGGCCGATGCCGTTGGCAGCCTCGACGGGGTACTCGCCGATTTCAGCAGTTTTTTGGTGGCACGTCGAGCGCGCGGCCACGCGGTATCAGGTCCCACGCGCTCATTTACCACAGCCATAACTGCATCCCCTCCCACCCTTCTGGAGAACACGACCATGTCGCTTCCTGAACACCCTGATGTACCCGTTGTGATCAACCCGGTTACCGACCCGGCTGCCGTGCCAGCCTCGCCCGTCACGGATGCGGCCCCGGCTGACGACAAACGTGCCTCGGCTGCGCCTGGCGCCTCGCACGCTGACGCCATCGCCATCGCCGAACTGTGCCAACTCGCCGGTCACTCCGAACTGACCGCCCGCTTTTTGTCCGAGGGCGCGACTGAATCTCAGGTTCGGAAGTCGCTCCTGGCGGCCCGTGCAGAAAGCGTCGAGATCCACTCGACGATTACTCCGATCGACGGGGATAACGCACTCCATCGTCCTGCCGCCAATCCAC